TTGTCTATATCGCCACCGCCTGCGTTTCTTACAGCATCAGCTGTAAATACAAATTCATTCTTGCTAAGTCTAGCAGGTACATCGTCCGCCCTCTCCTCAGCTCCTATTGGTACAAAACCACCTTCTCTATAATCTTTTTCTAAACCACCCATATCTATCATACCACCATCTTTCATATTGGCAATTTTTTTACCTAAATTAACTGCAGCTCCAGCAGGGGTAAACATGCTAAGTCTTTTTAAAATATTCATATCCATATTTGCAAGGCCTTCGCCTGCTTTTCTAGCAGCTCCAGCAGGAGTAAACATGCCAAGTTTTTTTAAAGTATCCATGTCCATGTTTGAAGCTAGTTGTTTAGCTGCTCCAGCAGGAGTAAACCTACTAAGTAATTTTAAAATACCTGAAACTCTTTCACCACTTTCGTATCCTTCTCTTGGTATGTCAGCTAATCCACCTTCAGCAGCATAAAAGTTTCTTACAAATTTTGGTTGTGGTAAAAATCTTAAACTTGGATCTTGGTTTCTAGCCATGTTGACTATACTTGAAATACTATCTGGTGTTTGTGTAAATGGAGTTTCTTCTTCTACTTCTTCATCACCACCCATCAAGAAAGGTGCTGCGACTGCAGCGGCTCCACCACCTAATAAAAGTTTTTGTCCTAAAGATAATCCTCCAAATTTATCCATTA